GTATGTGCCATTTTTGTATTTCACTAGCGTCTATTGCACCATCTTCATATAAAAGTTTAAAGTTAGTTGTAGCATTTGTATGTGAAATTATTAATGCTTCAGTTCTATTTAACATACGCTGAGGTGTTTTAGCGTGCCTTACGTCTCCACTGGGAAAAGGATTTCCAGCATGCTCATTACAAGCCACTGCAATTGGATATTCAGATATAGGAAGTATTTCATCATATAAAACAGTATCCCCAACAACAAAAACCTCTCTAATTTTTGTTTGATAGGCTATTTGCTCTGTAATAATTCCTTTTTTTATAAAATCTTCATATTTATCATCTTGGATAAGTTCTTTATATTCATCTTTTGTGTAAAGTTGACTTTTACCTGTGTTTGTATCAAGTATTAACGCATGCGGTATGTTTACTTTTATAAAGTAACAATATTTTCTAACCCGACTTTGATGGTCTAGGTCATTAGTACCTCTAGTTTCAATATGGTCTCTTGAATACTTTCCACTTTCCATTTCGTTGCGTTGATGATTTTCTTCAGCATCTTCTATTTGTTTAGCATACTTAGGAAATAATATTTTTAAATGTTCTTTTGTGTGTAAATCTGAGTATATAATTGCGCTAGCATCTGAAAAATCTGGCATTGAGCTATTGGGGTCAACAAAAACAGACTCTGGTGGCATTCTTTTTACTTTAATAGTTCCAAGACCACTGTCTCCCTTCCAGTCTGGGTATATATACATATAAGCAAGTCCTTTTACAATAAAATCTTTACAGGCTTGTCTAAAATGTACATCTGCGTCTGATTCGTACCAGATTTTATCAAGTAACTGGTCAAAGACGAACGCCGCATCGTTATCGGTCTTGCCCACAGCGTGAACATCCCATTCAGGAGCAGATGCGGCGATATTCGCTAATACCTGCTCGACGGCGGGGCGTATTTTGTTATTAGCTTCTGGGGGCTGTCCCACACTGAGCAAGTAATTTTTTTGAGTCTTAGTTAATTGAGAACCGAGATAAAACTCATGGTCTTCCGCCATTTGATAGCGATACTCGCTAGAGGAGCTTTCAAAGAGCAGATAGTCTGCTCTTACCTCCTCTGCTGAAATTTCTTTAGTTTCAAGCTGACGTAAGTTTAACATATGTTACATAATAATGTTACAAAAAAGGACTCCAATAATCAAAATTTTTTATTTAACAATATTAAAGTAGTAATTGGAACTAGAATCAAATCAGATGTATTATCATCTCCGCCCTTTACCATGTGCGCTAAGTCGTTTAAATACATATACTTAACAGCTTTTCTTAGTTTATCAACCCTAAACATAAGCATAAACTTTACATCGCTATCTATTGTAAATACCTGTATCCACCATTTTGCATCTGTTGTTGAAATACCGCTTGGTTTACCTCTAGACCTGATTTCTATTGCGACATTTCCAGTGTCAGCCCAAATATCTCGCTCAGTCTTAACTTCAATTGAGCCTTCCCCTTCAAATAGCTTTCTTACTTTTTCTTCATATATTTGACCAAAATCAAGGTCAATATCAAAATTCCCCACTATGCTTCTACAAAGTCTACTGCACTAAACATTTGTCCTGTTTCCCAATCAACTTCTGTGATTGGTGGGGGTGGTAGCCATTCACCTTTTTCATTTTGTTCAACATCTGGCGCCCATATATCATCTATTGCCCAGCGAAGCGCATCTAATGTATCTTTTTTAAATGTTCCATGTTCTTTAAAATTTAAAAGCTCTGTTTCTAATTCTTCGTGAGATTCTTTTAAAAAAACAGAGTGTGACGCAAAATGTGGTTGCATTTGTTTAATACGGTAATACTTAGCCTTAATTGCTTTTCTAGTGTTGATATTGTAGAATCTTCCTGTTTCCTTAGAATGTCTTCGTACATAGTCTGCTAGCATAACATGACCAGTTTCTTCAATTTTTATATCTCTTGGGTGGTACATGTCTGCTAGCTCAAATAATTTATCAGCACCGTCCATTGGTGCAACCTGCCCCCTAAAATAATCAAGCACATAAATATTATACTCTTTATCTACAGCAATTACCATTATTACAGTATAATCTGCTTTTACATTCTCACTTGATGCAGGGTCAACTCCCAAAAAAATATTAACAGGCAATTTTACTCTTCTGCCCTCATCGGTTCTCATGATAAAGCTTTGCTCATCCTCATACATGTACCTACCTTCCCAATATCGCATATCTGTTGATTTGAATATACGAAAACTATCATCTACTGGAATATTTTGATACTCTTGATAAAAATATGCTATATCACCTTCTGATTTTAACCTTTCTTTCTCTCCCATCAACCATGAATATGGCCTTCTATCTTCCCAAAGAACTTTAACATTGCCGTGTTTATCAAGAAATTCATTTCCTGAAGTGCAAAATTTGCCATTTGGTAAATCTTGTGGAACTGCTTGGAAAAACAACGACTTCCAACCCTTGACCTTATAATTTCCTTCTTTATCGTAGGCAAGTGGGCCTGCAATTCTATTAAGATACGCGTCTGTATCTACGATTGTACCTATAAATACAAGTTTTGCGTCTCCAGAGCCGGGGATTACAGCGGCATTAAGCCATCTTCTAAATTTATCTCTTGCTGTAGGGGTAGTGCTATTTGATTCGCCTTCTCCATCGTCAATTATTGTTAGAGTTGGGCGATAAGCTCCATATTTTAGGCCACGAACTTTTTGACCCGTACCACGAATAAGGCATTTACACATAACATTTGGTTTCCCATACTCATCAAATGCCCCAATAACTTCTTTTTCTTCTTTTCCCCATACAGAACCTTTTCTGTCGCCAAAAAAATATCTTATTTTAGGATTGAACTCTATTTCGTTGCCAATTGCCTCTAGATTATACTTAGACTGCATTTCAGATTCTGAAATAAGCAATAAAAAACGTTCCTCACCAAATAAAATTCTATGTAACGGGTAAATAAGATTGATAAAGGTTGATTTTGCATGGTCTCTTGGCGCAACAACTGCTAATTTATTGCCACTATCCATATCAATAAGTGTTTTTGCTATTTCTCTGTGAAAATCTGGAGATTTAGACCTACAATGATAATGCATTGAGTTATCTGGGTCGCCAAACAATACGTCAGCAAATGTAAATATATCAAGATACATTGCCTCAAGCATTTTTTGTTTTTTATCAACTTTTTCCATATTTACCAGTATATAGTTCTAAGGCATCTAGTTGTTGTTTGTATGAATTAACTTCATCTACAAGTTCTATAATGAACTTAGCTACTACACCATCAACAAAAAAAGGTTCGTTATCTATATGTATAACGCCCGGTTGCGAGGTATCAACATCCTCACTCTTTGACTGTTGTTGATGTGTAAAATTCTTTGTTTGTATCGTTTTTCGCGCCATATGTTGTTTCTGCAATAGTTTTTCTTACAGATGATAATTTTTTTATATCTCCATCAGACAATGCAAACACACCTTCAATCTGTTCTTCTTTCTTTTCTTTGGTTAAATGACCAAGCATATCGCTTACCCTATTTAGAGCGTTAAGTTTAGTTGCTGGTGGAGTTTCAATATTTTCTATCATGTTTTTGTATTGATTTGCGACGTAATCATCATCAATTCCCATCGCGCTTAATTTATCTCGCATATTCATGGCAATATATTCCCTAATATGTTTTCTTTTAAGTATCCCCATGCCTCGCCTAAGCGCTTGTTCTGGGTTATTGTCTTTGTATATTGATTGGTAAGCAAGTATTATAGACTCAGAATCCCACATACCTAACTTATCCGACTTGCCATGTAGGAATAAAGAATCTACAAACGTTCTTTGCTTTGCGGTAGGTCTTACGTTCTTTACTAAATCTTTTCCAAAATAGTATTTATCACGATAATAATTTGGTTGTTCTTGAGCATAAACGTGTTTCTTATGAACACCGCATTCCCCGTAACCAGTACGGATGAAGATATAAGGTTTTTTAATATTAGCGTGGTTTTCCTCGCGTCGGCCAGTGACCTGAATAACTTTTCCATCTTGAGTTTCAATCCAGTCACCCACTTTAGCGGTTCTCCAGTTTTTTACCGGGGTAATATTTTGCTTTTCTGCTTCTTCCTTTGTGTATACATCAAATTTTTTACCCCTACACTCAACCTTCATTTTGTTTTTTTTCTTCTAGCCCTTAACCTTTTTGGTTTTTTAGCGGTTTTAGCAGAGTCAACAAAATTTTGCTTTGATGGCGCACCTTCAGAGCCGACCTTTCTCATTTTTTCACCGCTACCAGCTTTGATTCTTTTTCGCTTAGCGTGTATATTGGCGTATAAACCGGGTTTAGCCATTACTTTTTCTTCTTTTTTACAGTTCTAGTTTTTTTCATTGGAGGTCTTCCAACTTTCTTACCATATGTACCTTTACCTCTTGGCATAATATACTCCTTATGACTTTTTGTTTTTGTTAGCAAAATTTCTAGCGGCTTCAACAGAACCAAAACCCCATTTTTTTAATGCTAGCGCTTTTCGTGTTGGCCTACCCTTGGAATCCTTCATCGGCCCTTTCATACCTGCAAATCTAGCAGCAAATGATACTCGCCTTGGATTAGTTCCTTTTGGCACAGGTGGTTTTAATGTTCCGCCTGTTTCCGCTTTGTAGCTAGCCCTGCCTTTAGCATTTAAACCGCCTTCAGGATTCTTACCTTCTTTGCGTTTCCAAGCTGCGGTCTTTCTTTTTCTTAGTCTTTTAGCCATTAAAATTGTTTATTTTTATCTTCTACCTTAAATGAGATATAGCTTGTACCAGATTGACCAACCTTTTTCCACCCTGCTATTTTTACCTCTCTACCGCCAATTTTACCTTGGCCTGTATAGTCAGGTTGTTTTTCATTGGTTTTTTCGTTATCAAATATTGAAAATGTGTCATCTTTTTGTTCGTACGGCATTGTTACTCCTGAATTTGTTTAAAAAATTATTTCAAGCCCCGCATTGAATATAATCATTTTTTTAGGCTAATTAAAAGTAAAAAGGTTGAGTTTGCAACCTAAGGTTTACTTAACCTAAGGTTTATTATTTATTAATATATTATAGTATATACTTCTACTTCTACTTCTATATGCATGGCAAGGCCATTTATAAAAAATGGCAAGGCTATAGCTTGGCTATTTAAGTTCAACAATAGTTAAGGTTAGGGAAAATTACTATATTCTTAATATGCGGAATAAACACCTTAAAGTAAAAAAATGTGCAAAAAATGGATGGGACGTACTCTACGTATGCACACCCCCATACATACGCGTTCGGCCTGACCGATTTTCGTTGAGTACGCGTTTCGCGTAGAAGGTCTCCCTACGCGTCCACAAACCTTATTTCTTTCCCTCGTTTTGTCTCCTATTGCCGTCGGTAATACCGATTTGTCTAGGTTTGACGTTATTTCGTAGCGAAATTTGACTTCTGCCGACGGCGCTAGGTCGAAGGCTGTGAATGCATACGCATAGCACGCGTATATAAACACGCGAAGGACACCCTTCGCGAAGGAGAGAAACCATGAGTTTATCAATCATAACACCCAACGACGTAGTCGTTGACAAAGGTAGCGTAAACACCCTAGTCGGAGACAGGGAACGCGTAGACATACCCACGCTCGAAGAAGAACGCGCACTACTCACGTTCGACGAAGACTTTCGCCAACCTGAGCTAGCTAGTCACGTTCGCGTAGCAAGGGCCAAGCAACAGGCTAGGAACGCGCAAGACCGTGCGATGAATAGCGCGCTGTCTCAAGGCTTCACCATCGACGAATCTTCCGACGGTCAGGAACGCTGGGCGCACTTGAGCGCGTAGACTGTAGCCGACGAGATACACAACGAAAACCCTAGACGGTCTACCCCTTTGGGGTAGCTAGGTTCGAGTCCTAGCTAGGGTTCAATACGTCCTATTCCCTTGGGAATAGACCATCCTAGACATACCTCTAGGTACGCGTAGAATAGAACACCCTAGGGAGTAAAACACCCTAGAACACCCAAAAGTGCTAGAACACCCTATAGTGACGGCATAGGATACCCTAGCATAGTAAACACCCAAGCCGTCGAAATGGAGTAAACACCCAAGTGAATGCAATAGACACCATAACAAAAAGCATTATCGACACTAATGGAGCCACCGTACAGGGGTGGGAATTGTTCCAAGGGAACACTGGATTTGTAGTGGGATGTGGTAATATTGAGACGATTACTGTCAATGGTAAGAAGGAAATATGGCATATAGTGGAAAAACACTATATTGAAAACGTAGGTTTTTGGATGGACGAAGGGAAGTTGTATGTCGACAGAATACAGATTGTAGATAATGTGAGAAGAGCCATTAGCATGGCTAATGACAATAATGAACTTGCTATATGGGATATAGCAAACCAACAAGAAATACGAACTAATAATGCTAGCATTGAACTGTAAGTGAAAATGCTAGTATTATTAAAAGCAAGAGAGGAACAAATGAACGAAATAGACCAAATGAAAAAACAAAAACCTTTCATCCAAATGGATGAAGAGTTTCCGTGTAAAATCTCATTGAGATTTGACGTATGTGAGGGATTTGATAGGGTTTTAACAACCTTTGCCGACGACGAAAGAACCAAGAAAAGACTTAAGAAAGACACTTTTTTCGGTGATGATGGTCGGTATCATATCAAAGACAGGACGGCTCTTTACAGCCTAGCAAATATCTTGCTAGAAAACCACTTGGATAGCCATGATGACAGAGGTAACTACGTTAATGATATGGAGACCAAAATAAACATAGATGGAAGTGATGTTTGGGGAATAAAAGCCGACGAGTTTTATCTTGATAACTCCGTCACATTTATAACAAGCCATTGGTGCTTAGTGAATGAACAAGGGCAAAGGATAGCACTACACCACAAAGTGGTGAATAGACCATCCGAAGGCTATGAGTTAGCTTGGTCGCATAATGGAAACATTCTCGACGAGAATGGATATTCTGACTATTTTTCAGATGTCTATGATGCGGAGTCTTTATATTGGAATCCCACTAAGACCATATACGGTCATTTTTTCAAGAATGACTATTTTGGTACAAAAAACATGCAACAATACCATTTCGGTAATGGTAACGATTATTAAACTAAAAAGGAGTAAATAATGATACGATTTATTGAACGCGTAGTGGATTTTATATCCTCGAACGAATTTGGGTTTTTTATCATCGCACTTGCGGTCTTAGGACTAATAGCGCAAATCATAAGAGCCGTCATATCTTAAAAGGAGAAATCAATATGCAAAAGTATTACGAACATTTAGGATATTTCTTTTGCGAAATATCATTTAGGATAAGTCGGGAAATCCCAAGCGCTGAAAGTGGCATACTTAATTTTATAGCTGATAAGCTATATCACATAGGAACCCACTACTACAACAAGGGAGCATAATATTATTTCTAGCATTTGAGCATTAGTGAAAATGCTAGAAATAATAAAACAATTAACCAACCGCCGAAATCGGCAAAAGGCAAACCATGTATAACAGGACAGAGTTAAATGCAATGGCTCATGGCAGAGTCAAAACACTAGCTATCGCTAAATGCAAACAGAATGGCATGAAGTCATCTTGGGTTCAATCAGTTGAAAAGGAAAAGTTGATAAACTTTATACTCGGTAAAACTCTACCCGACAAAGAGCCTGAGTCACCGAAAACACCTACTCCACCACTAGGTAAAACAGAGCCATCTGCTAGCACAGGACAAACTACCGTCGGTGGTTTAGAAGAAATTATTGTAAATGGAGTGCTTACCAAGGTGCAACCATTTATAGAGGACGGCATTGGCAATGCGGTCAAGGAGACCGAGGACACTCTTATCTCTACGTTTCACGAAGAGACCAACAAGCTAGCTAAGAAAGTAGATAAGAAAATCGAGGTTTTACAACGTCCCATAAAGGTCTACATCAACGACGTAGAAACACAAGAAGTGTCGGGTCTTAAACATAAACAGTTCCCATTTGTGCTAGAATGCCTAAAGCTATTCAAGCGAGTTTGGCTTTGTGGGCCTAGCGGTACTGGCAAATCCCACCTGATTGAGCAATGCGCTAAGGCATTAGGATTTTCCACCGACAAAGGGAATTATGAGTACATGAAGGGTTCAGCGGGTGTTACGGAGTCTCATATGACAGGTAGAATGACATTTGATGGTACATTCATAGACGGCTCGGTATCTAGGTCATTTCGACCAACTGGTAGCTTTTTATGCCTAGATGAGTTCGATGGGTTTGACTCCAATGCGGGACTGGTCTTCAACAGTGTCTTCGACAACCAAGGTATTCTAGCGACACCAAACGACAAAGATAATCCATTTGTGCAAAAGCATGAGGATTTTCATGTAGCGATTGCATCCAATACTTGGGGCGATGGAAATGACTTCGACTATGCGGGAAGGGGGCAACTAGACGGTGCAACCTTAGACAGAATGCAAGCGGTCAAGGTTTTTGTTGACTATGACAAGAACATTGAGAGAGCATTGGCGGGCAATTTTACAAACATGGCTGAATGCCTATGGAGCCTTCGAGACAGATGTAACAAGAACCATGTACGAAGGATTGTCAGTACACGACTTTTTATTGACGGCCAAAAATGGATGCTAGCAGGCAAAACTAATAAACAGTTACTCGACATAATAACCACTGGTTGGACAAAAGAAGAACTCGATAAAATCAATTACACCGAACTTAAAAGGGAGTATAAATAATGGACGAACTTTACAGAAAAATACTAAAACCCAAAATTATCAATGATGAATTTGAGGGTAAGCATGCGGTTATTCATATGCCTGATATGCGAACAATGCTCAAGTGCATATATTCCAATGAGATATTTTGGAATGACCAAGGTAGCGAGGGTTCTGATAGAGAGAGGTGGACATACGGAACTAGCATTGTGGGTCGCGAAAACCTACACAGAGCGCTTATAGTCGGCAAAACATCAGATAAGATGATAAAATTATACAGGAAATTGCGAACCGAGATGGAGATGGATGCTAGAATATCTAAATTTGTCGGAAGTGGACTTTCATGCAAACGTAAGCGCGTGGTCAGGGACGATGGCGATGACCTTAGTATGGCTAGGTTGATGGGCGGGCAAGACCAATACTGGTCTACTACCGAGAGAAAGTCTCAACGCTCAAACATCAGGATAGGCATGAACCTTGGCATAGCGCATACTCACAGAGAGGGGGATTTTGCTAGGCTTGGAGCCACGCTAGCACTGATTAGTGACGTCCTTACTAAAATGGGTTATGCCGTAGAAGTTATGGCATATAATTTTGTCAGGTATAGTGGAGAAAATAATTGGAAATACTTTGGAATGTCAATACCAATTAAAATGCCTAACGAGCCATTGGATATACATAGGCTTATGAGTGCGGGGTTACAAGGGTTATTCAGGGATTATTGTTTCGGATTAATGGATAGAGAGTACGAGTTTTATGGTGGCATGGGTACACAGTGCGAAACTACTGATGCATACAAAAAAGAACTGAACTTACTACATGTCGTAGAGCAAAGGTTTTGCAAAACGACAGAGCAAGCCGTAGACGGACTAGCACAAACACTTCAAAAACTAGCAGATAAACCAAATTGGTTTAAGGGGTAATAACATGACAGTAATTAGAACTGAAAACTTTGTAGTGTGCGACTTTTGTAACGAAGGCGCAGATTCATACGGTGGTGTACTCGTAGGGAGTACCGCTATATGCGGAAATTGTAGCGAAAAAAACGGTTTCACTAGCGAGGGCATACCTAACCAAGCCTATGAATTTAAAGATGAAATATCAAAGTATTTTGATAATGACAAAACCTTTCAAGAAAACGTCGAAGAATACAGGCTTGAGCAATACGGAACCAAAGATGCCGTAACCATAATTTATTAGTTATTACTGAAACTTTAGTGAAAGTAATAACTAATAAAAAAGGAGTCAAAATTCGCCAAAATAATGTTCGATGAAGAAGTAATAAGAAACTTGGAAAAAATGATACCGCTTATTAAAAGCATGAAAACCGCATTCGACCATGTTCGTGGGGATGTTGAAGCGCGAGAAATCATGGTAGAAACCTTAAATCGAGCAATCGAAATAATAAACACAAAGGAAAATAAATGAATATATTTGCTTTAGACGTGTCTCCTGTTACCTCTGCTGAAATTCAGCACGACAAACACGTTGTAAAAATGATTCTAGAATCCGCACAAATGCTATGTTCTGTATTTGACAACGAAAAATATGATGACATACCATATAAACGTACTCACTACAACCACCCCTGTACTGTATGGACTCGTACTGGCATACACAATTTTAACTGGCTTGTAGTGCATGGTACAGCGCTTTGCCATGAATACACTCACAGATTCAAAAAAGTTCATAAATCTCAGGATGTTATTCGTTGGTGCATTGATAACAAAGATAGGCTTGATATTCCAAACATCAGAACTCCATTTGCCCAAGCCATGCCTGACGAGTACAAGCATCCTAATAATCACGCTAAAGCATACATGGATTATTACATAGCAACTAAGCTAGCTAGTAATCCAAAATGGACAAACAGAGACGTTCCAGTGCAATTTAGAAACCATATTAATTAATTATTGTTTGTTTTTTTTGTGAAAACAATAATTAATTAAATAAAGGGAGAAAGCCATGATGGACATAAAAAAACTTATCGACCTGTCACAAATTGATGACAAAAAAACTAAAGACCTGATTCATGAGGCAATGTCGGTGGTGTCGAACACCATACTAAGTTCAATTGTGAGCATTATCCGCAAAAAATCACTCAGGAAAATTGACAGGGATACACGACTAGAGATTGCAAGCAAGGTTACGGCAGATATTAACGATATTATTATACCACTGCATAAGATGATTGACGGTATGCCGTTAGAAGAAGACGAATTTAGGTTTGATGGTACAGAATTTGCGAGGGCAATGAAAGCAATATCTGAAGACCTAAGCATGATTGTAACAACGACAGAAAAGGATGGTCGGCAACATATTCAGGCATCAGTGGGTAAGCAACTTGAGATAGACAAGTCAAAACTAGACGACGAGACCCTAGAAAAACTAGAAGAAATGGCGCTAGCAACAGAAGTTGCTAAAGCTTAACAAAAAAACAGGAGCAAACACAGTGGGATACACACATTATTGGAAAAATAAACCATCATTCAGCAAAAACAACGCGTCTTGGAAGAATTTTATACAGGATGCAGAGGATATACTCTTAATAACGGAGTCTCTTCAGCTAGTTCGCGCCGAATATGACCAATTTGAAATGATACCTGAGGTTGGAGAAAACCGAATCAAATTCAACGGAATAGGAGAGGATGGTCACGAAACCTTTATAATAAATAGGAAAAATGACGATGATTTTGAATTTTGCAAAACGGCGGGAAAGCCATACGACAAGATAGTAACCGCTATACTTGCCCTAGGTAAACATCATTCGGTCATACCTGATATTTCATCAGATGGAAATGCTGACGATTGGAATGAAGGTGTTGATTATGCTAGCAAGGTTCTTGGCAAGAAAATTGCCCACCCATTTAACCCACAACATAAACACAAAAAAACAACAGGAGAAAACATGGTACTACATGAAATACCTTTAAGCGAAACAACAAAAATCCTTGTAACCAAGGACACGATTAACGAAAAGACATTTGGTCAGGTTCGTGTATGGACAAAACCAAAAAATAACGATGATTATGTTCCCACTAAAAAAGGCATAGCCTTTGACCTCTCTAAAACGGGAGAGATTGTTAAAGGTCTACTTACCCTTGAAGACCAAGAAGGTGGCGAGGCTTAAAAGCTAAGTCACAACTACAAGCAAGGGGGTGGTTTCATGGTTATCCGCCCCCTCGCTAATCAAAAAAGGAATAAAAATGTTTAAAAAATTAATTCTGATTTTAATTGTATTACTAATCGGTGGATGCTCAATTAGCGCACAGTTTACGTGCGGTCAAGATTATCTTTATGACTATGATACTGTTAGCGTGGTTAATACATACGCTACCGAAGTTGAGT